GTCAACTTACATGAGGTTGGCGATTTTAAATGCTCTGTAATAGTTGTTGCTGTTTACATTGATTGCACCAGCGCCAACAGTTGTACCTTCTGCGAATGGGTTTGCGACTAAGCCGTAGCGAGTCTTGAAACCAATCTTAGGTTGGAAAGTACCTGTGTCAACTGCACGAACCATTTGTAGAGGTACATATGGGCAGTAGAACAGACCAGCGTCATAAGCGTTAGAACCCTTATAACCAACAACTGCGAACTCAGAAGTTGCGCCAGTTGGGAAATATGGATCGATATACACTTTGATACGACCGAACAGAGTACCAGCGAATGTAGAACCGGTATCGTCAACAGTCAGGTTAACTTGTGAGTTAAGAGCAGATTGATAGTCTAACAGACCAGCCATTGCCAAAGCAGAAGCCACATCTGAAGAACAAATCATAATGTTACCCTTACCACGGCGTGTCAACTTAGCGATTTGGTTCGCTTCACGCTCGATTTGGAATGCCAAACCTTTAACTTTTTCAACCATCCAACGACCGTTAGAGTCTGTGTCAAGGTCGAAAGTACCAGTTGTTGTAGTACCAACTTGTGCGCCAACTCTTGCAGTTGCGTAAACGGTACGAACAACTTCACGGTTGATTTCAGCAAGAATTTCAGATGACAAGATGTTTGCCAATTCTGTTTCAGCGTCAAGACCATGAACTGCTTTCAAGTCTTGTGCAAGTTCTAATGAGTATTCTGCTTTCAATGCACGGGTACGAGCAGTAACAGTAACTTTCTCAATAGAGAATGCCATTTCTTGGAATGTGTTAGAACCATCGCCAAGAGCTTCGCCAGCGCCTGTTGTCATTGTACCTGGTAGGTTAGAGAACACGGTGTTAGCGAACACATTACCAGAAGTAGATGTGTTAGATTGTAGAGACAATGCAGCTTGAGTAGCAGCACCAGAGAAACCAGAGTTAGCTTCGTTGTAGAAAGCTTCTGTACCAGTTTGGTTTGCATAGCGTGAACGCATTGCGAAAATCAAACCTGTTGGACCAGTCATTGGTTGCACACCGCAGATATCATAAGCGATGAGGTTAGGCAATGAACGGCGAACTAAGCTGATTAGGATTGGGTCGAAACCTGCAACAGGTGATGATGCAGAACCACCAAAACCACCAGAAGCTACGGTGTTAACCATAGAGTTAGTAGGACCAGTTTCGTTCAGAACACCAGCGGCCTTTGCCATTTCAGATGCTTGGTTCTCAAGCACAACTGCTGTAACCGCTTTACGGTATGGGTCAGCAATTTTTGGTAGGTCAGCGTGGTCGAGAACGCCTTCCCACTTCTTTTGTAATTGTTCGGACAAATACATGTTTTTTTTCTCCTTAGAGTTTTACTTAATTAAATCTTTGTTTTAGAAATTGCTTGTGCTACTGCGGCAACGAAGTGGTCAGTAATAACTGGCTTCTGCTCTGTAGCATCTTCTACTTGCTCGTGCAATTGGTCTTCAGTTGCCTTTTTAGCACCAGAAGGGAAGTAGTTCTCACGAATTGTCTCAATCTTAGTTTTGTATTCGTCCTCTGTGGAGAATTCAACGCTCTCTGCAAGCGATTTGATTTTTTCGATTTGAGTGGTTGTGAGACCTTCACAAATTTCACGGGTAATTTCATTCTTACGGGACTCTACGAGTGCCTTTGCATAAGACATACCACGCTCGATTTCTTCATCTAACTTGGATTCAAGTTCTTCAACTTTAGTTGCGAGTTCGTCAACAAGGTCAACTTTCTCGGAAGGAACATCGATGTAGTGTTCTGCAAATAGGTTACGCAGACCAGCAATGAATTCTTCTGTCAACTCTGAACGCAGACCAGATTCAATAGCGATTTGGTTTTCTGCCATCCATTGTTCAACAACATATGATAGGTAGTCATCAACTTTTTCTGTTAAGTCAGACTTGATGCCTTCAACTGCTTCTTCAAGCATACCTGCATATCTTGTTTCAATTTCTTCTTCAATTTGAGAAACACGGTCTAAAACACGAGCTTCAAAAATTGTAGCTGCTTTAGTTTTGAATTCTTCTGAGATAGTAGAATCGTCAGCAAACAAAGCATTGATATCTTCAGACAAATCAAGTTCTGCTTCCGCAATAACTTCTTCGTCTTTTTGTTCTTCTTCGGATACTTTCTTCAAAGTATCTTGTTTGTCAGCAGATGCTGCACTTGGCTTAGTTGTAGGTGCAGTTGCACTCTTTGCGGCCTTAGTGGTGTCAATCTTCGCAGAATCGTCAGTTGACTTAAAATTCTGGTTAGTTGGACCGCCAAGGTCAACAACCTCGCCGTCTAATTTTTCTGGTGGCATTGCTGGAGCGGATTTCTTGCTACCTGACAAGATTTCTGCTGCGGCTTCCATGAGTTTATTTGTTGCCATTAGGAATCTCCTTATGATTTCTTATTTATAAAATTAAAGTTTTCGTAGGTATTGTTCAAACAGTTTAAGAGCGGTTTCTTCTAATTGGGACTTAGATGCTCTCATAATTGTTTTTCTGAATTGGTCGTGGTCTCGTTCAATGAATTTTCCATCAACCATCATCCACTCTTTGTTTTCCATAATGCCGTTAACAAACGCACCTGGTGCAGATGGATCCGCAACAACATCTGCTGCTGTCGCTAGTTTCAAATCGTCCTGAACTAAGTTATACCCTTCTTTGGTCATTGATAATGAACCTAAAGCACGGGAAGATACGCCTAGATTTACATCGTTCTCAATCAGATTCTTTACAATCTGACCGTATGGTGTATCTAATACTAACGCTTTACCACGGAATGTATTGCCATCTTCTTTTAAAGAAACGATTTTGATACATGCACGGTCTAGGTTAATAGATGGTGTGTCTGGGTGACCTAATTCACCCAGAGCACGATTAGTTTCGATGAGCTCTTTGTTGTAACGATATACTTCGTTACGGAGAGTCTCCATCATATACATGCGGTTGTTCTTGTTGACTTGGTTGCCAACAAGGAATGTACCTTCGATGTATAATTTCTTTTTGCCGTTTTCTGATGCTTCAGTTAGATACTTAACATCATCAACGACTTCGGTAATAAGTTTCATTTTAGATACCCGTTTATAGTTCGGTAGTGTATGTTGCAGTCTTAGATACTTCTACGAGTGCAGTACCGCCGGTTGTGATTGTGATACCAATCGTACCAGTATTTGTATTTGCTAATGCATGTCCGATTTCGGATAACACCATGTCACCTGCATTATGTAGTTGCATAACGGTCGTACCATTTCTTGCAATGGTAATCGCACCGTTTGTTGACCACATCACTCTTTTGATTGATGCACCTGTAACAGTTTCGTTTGCATTAACTGATAAGTTAGCAATGTTAACGGTAACTGTACCTGGGTCAACCACACGAATGATAGATGGTCCTCTTACTGAATTGGTAATTTCGTATGCCATTTTATCTTAGTCCCATTGATTTGCGTCTGTTCATCGACATTTTTCTTTTCAACATCGTGCGGCGCAGTTTAGCTCTTCTTGTTGTTTTCCAAGAACGCTTTAGTAAGCGTGCTTTTCTTAATCTCTCGGTTGCAGGAATTCTTTTAACAGTATT